GCATTTCCATAAGGGGAATCAGATAAACGAGTTTGAAGATAGAGAAGGAACCGTTTAGAGCGAAATTTAGGTCTACGTAAGGGCAAAATTGGTGTGTGTCCAATTTTTTTGGGGTGGGTCTATCTAGTGGGGTGGTGCGTATTGGCTAGTGGGGGCTCCACCCCCTCAAACCCTCAACCTTCACTTAAGGGTGGGGGGTCTAACCCTCAACTAGAGAGTTAGGGTTAGAGTTTGCCCAAGTCTCAACCACTACATGAGGGTTCATCTACCGTATATACCCCATAGTCTCTACCTACAGTAGAGGGTTATGCCATGTGGTTTAGAGTTTGGGCGAATCCTTACTGGGCATGGAGCATCCCTCAACCACGCTCTAGGAGGCTCTAGGAGCGTTTGGGATGCTGGAATCGCCTAGACACAGCACTATCCCGTCTGCATCGCTCTACGGGGCTCTACGTGGGCAATCCATGCCTACTTCTGGGTCTATGGCTGGAGCATGAATCGGTATCGGGGACTAGGTGGAGCATTAGCCCTATGCCACGTGTGCCAGTAGCAACTATTCGCTGGCACAGCACCAGAACGCTCCAGATGCTCCTACACGCTCCAGACCGATACATCCTCACCATTGAGCGTTACCGATTCCAGAACACGCTCACGCCTTCCCAGCACGTACTCCAGAGATTCCAGATGCTCCTGTATTCCCTCCATGATGAGTATCACCTCAATGGATTCACTTGGGGCGAATTGTGCAATGCACGTGGCGTATCTGGCGAGACTCACCAGCACCATCTGGGCATCCAGTCTTTGCTCCTCGGTGTACGTGTCCACGTCATGTACGAGCATCCTTCGGTATCTGAGTGTCAAGAATCTGGGCGAAAAAATGGCTTTAGCGGCGAGATGAAATCATCAATAAAAATGGGGCTTATTTGCAGGCCGTATTCACGTCAATGGAATGCAGTTGTCACGAGTGTTTACGCGAAGTCTCGCCTACTCATCATCCATGAGCATTCATTCCAGAGGCTTAGAACGCCTCCTATCGCCTATGAATCTGGGCATAAATGCAAAAAACCCCGATACCCAGACGCTTGGGTATCGGGGCTCGTGCAGAGCGAATACTTCAGTATCCACCCTCCGCACACTTTGCTCCCATGCCACGCTTCCGTGATTCATCATCGGTCAGGATGCGATTGCAATGAAAACATCTGCCGAGGTTCTGGGCGAATTGCATCTGGGCTTCATCCCATTGGGCTGAGTCCATTGCTTCAATCGCATCCATCACACGCTTCGCCTCGGTCAATGACATGACTGGCGAATTGCTCGTATCTTCATGGCTGAATGCTCCACCAACGATTCGCTTCAGAAGGTAAATCGCTCCAGCCTTCCGCCTGCTCAGAACGAAACCGTAGAAATCCAAATCGTTGTTGCCCGTGTGCGATGGCAAAGCGAAGTAAGCATCGCTGTCCAAATCTGCACACGCTTCAGCGATGAACTTCTCAACACGCTTCGCAAGGATTGATGAAGGCTTTGCAGGCTCAATGCATTCACCCTTCAGATGCCACGTGCTCCAGCCACTCTGACTCATCACAGCGAGCCCACTCATGTAAGCGACATCATGTCCGCAGAGTTCGCATGACTTCGCAAACTTATTTTGGATGATGCGTGTCATTCCAGATGTTCCTGCATCAACGATGTGTGAGCAGTCGTACGAGTACGACACTTCGCTTTGCGATGACTTCGCAGGAGTGATGACATCAACAGGCTTGTCCTTCAATTCTGAAATCAATTTGCTCGCCTGTGACTTGGTGATGTTCGCATTCTTAGATTCAATCCACGCCTTCGCAGATTCTGTTGTCGGCTCAATGCCGAACAACGATGCACGTTGTGACATGAGCGTGAGCAAAAACTTCATTTGCGGTTCGGTGATTGGTTCGGTACTTACTGACATGATGACCTCCTCTGGTCGTTTGGGTTACTTGAACAGTACAGATATTTGGGGCGAAATTGGTGCTGGGTCTTAGCCCTCCCATCCATAAGACTCCAGAACCAACATCGCAACGGCTTTGCGCTCATCATCCAGAAGGTCATCTGCCTCACCATCCAGAACGCTGGACAGGATTCGGTTCTTCATCAGAATGATTTGGAGCATTCGCTCATCAATCGTGGAGTGCTCCTCAATCGCTGACAGCATGACGTGCGAAACGACATCACGCTTCTGTCCGATTCTCTGCAGACGGTCTTCGCATTGCAGAAGGTCTGCTGATGTCCACGGCAACGATGCACTCACGTGGTGACGTGCTGACGTGAGTGTGAGCCCAGTTCCCGATGCAATGATGTTGCCAACCAACACTCGTGCTGTTCCGTTCTGGAATGCATCAACACTTGCCATCTTCGCTGAGTCACTCATGCCACCAACAACTTGTACTGCATTCACATCTGCGAATGCATCCATGTATCGCTGTGCCTCCTCTTTGAATGCACAAGTGATGAACACCTGCTCATCGTTCTCCAGAAGTTCACGCACGTAGGCAACGACTCCAGTCACTTTGCCAAGTGCTGACAACCTGCGAAGTTCATTGATGCGAATCAATGCTTCTGCACGTTCAACATTGTTCGCCTTCTCCTGACCTTTGGTGATGCGAATCCATTCGTAGAGATTCGCTTCGGCGTAGCGGTACAACTTCTCGTACTTCGCTTCCATCTCCATCGCAACTTCCATGCGACCCTTGTTCGGCAATTCCAGAACATCGGAACGCTTCATGCGAAGCATGAATGAGCCCACGAGAACATCGTGCAATTCATTCAAGCGTTGAGCACCACGTGTGCCGTAGTTGTCAATGCGTGGTGCATAGCGAGCCATGTACCCACGAATGCCACCTTCAAATGCACCCTGTTGCTCCAGACCGTTGATGACCGACAGCAATTCCATCGGGCGATTGATGAGTGGAGTTCCCGACATCATCACTCGGATTCCAGACAACGGAACCGAGTGTGCGATGTCAATCACGGCTTGCGAACGCTTTGCACGTTTGCCACCCTTGATGCGTTGGCACTCATCAACAATGATTCCCTTCACATGACCCTTCAAAATGTTTTTGTAACCATCTGCCGATGTGTCACCCATGATGAGTACATCAACATCTGGCAATGACTTGATGCCTTGCTTCACAGGGTTAGTACCCGTGATGGTATGCACACTCATGTGCGGAGCGAAACGTGTGAACTCACGCTTGAATTGCAATCGCATTGTCGGTGGGCAAACGATGAGCATTCGGCGCATTCCTGCTTCAACACTTGATTGCGAAATCGCAACAGCAGTTGGTGACTTGCCAGTTCCCATCTCCATCGCAAGCAACACTCGCTGACGCTCCAATGCAAACTTGGTCGCTTCAATTTGATGTGGCATCAATGGCAATGCAGTTTCGTGAACAGCGAAGTTCAACTTGCTTGGTGCATCATTCAAAATTGACATGAAGCCTTGAAGCGCATCGGATTGGGTTTTCATATTTCCTCCTGTGGAATTGGTTGGGTTCATCGTATCCAGAACGGAATGGTTTCGGCAGGACATTACAGAGTTTTTTTTACAGCCCCAGAATGCCAAAAGCCCCGACTCCACAGGAGGTTCTGGAGTCAGGGCTCTGGCTGGCAGTTTGCAGGCCGTATTCAACTGATTCGTTGAGTACCATCCTGAGTCCACGTCTGTCCTCGGTGGTCTGCACAGACCCAGTCATGCGTGGCATCACATCCACACTCGTCTTCTCCCCACGCACCAATGTCATCTTTGCCGTCACGCTTATCCTCGTATTCGTGCAATGCACTCAATTCAGCACCACGAGTGTCACCATCATCACCAGATGCTGTTGCCATCTTGATTGCCATCAACATGATTGCATTGCCCATTTCAGCCGTGAATACAAACTCATTATTTCGCAAGCCATCACGCCATGCCCTGCGAATCTGTCCGTCTGCAATCGCTGTCCACTTGACAGCACTCACAATGTCATGGCGAGACAAGCGTGTGAAGATTCCAGCGTTGGCAACACGCTCAACAGTTGAAAGACTCATGTCGTACTGCTCCACTTCAATGAAGCAATCTCGGAATCCAATCGGATGATTGTTCTCTGAGTAACCAACGTCAATGCCGACATCCTTCCAGTTGCCAACACTTGCGAACTCGGAGAGAAGAACACCTTTGACAAGTTCATCGGTGAACTGCCCTTTGGTTACGAACGAAAGTCGCTGTGCAAAATCTTGCATCGCTTCCATCACTCCACACTCAGAGCAAATCTCGGTCTTATTGTCTCGGCGTGACAATGCACCTGCGTACATTCCAGCGTGTTCACGATTCGGAATCGGCTGGGCGCAAATAGGGCAGTTTTTGATTTCATTTTGAATTGACATTTCAGTATGTCTCCTTCGTGATTGTGATTGAGTTGTCAAATGATTCTGTTTCAACAGAGATGTTGATGATGTCTGCAAAGAACTCACCAATCGCTTGTGCTTGGTTTGCCATTGCAATGAAATGTTCTTCAACCCATCTGAAGTTGTCTGACGTGTTCATTGTCTTTGCATCTTCACGGTACTTCTCTGATGCGTAACCAAGAATGCGAACGAGTGTGTACGCATCAATTACACAAGCGTCTTTTTGAATGTCTGGGATTTCTACTTTTGCAAGTCTCATTGACTGCTCCTTTTGTTTGGGTACTGACATCATATGGCGGGGGTGTACCAATGTCCAACATCTAATTTCATCGCCTTAGAACGCTTCCTATGAGGCGGTTTTCGGGGACATAACAGAAAAGAGCCCCAAACCACGTGGGTCTGGGGCTCTTCACCTGTGAGGCGGATTCCGATACTTAGCGGAGGCTTCGCATCGGACTCACAAGTACGTGTGCATCGCTTACCGTTTTTGGTACGTAGGCAAAGCATCTTCCAATGTGCGCTCGTACTCACCTGTCTCTGCAGAGAATCCATTTGGGCGAGCGATGACTGTCCAGACAACGAATGGTGTGTAGTTGTTTTGTGGAAGGAAGCACAACGCTTTCCATGATGCGTATGTCTCACCAACTACTCGCTCTCCTTTTCTTTCACATTCCAGAACGATGCCACCAGTTGTACCAACAAGGTCACCTCGGTGTAACACGTCATTGCTCCTGTCTTTTGGACTGATGTCCAAGATTGCATCAACAATCTCTTTGAATGCTTTCTCTTGCATTTCTTCTCCTTTGTTTGGTTTGGGATAATCAGGGTATCTACTTGTCGGACACATTTCAAACATCATTCCCAGAACAAATAAATCAGTAACAATGTGTAGAAGATGCACCAGCCGATTGAGGCGTAGTTGAACATATTTGGGCTTTCAATAATGAAGGGCTCAGAGAATCCGAATGTTGGGGGACATTACAGATTTTTCTGAGCCCTTCTGGGTTGATAGGACTAAGCAGTCACCAAAGCGAGTTTGGCGAGAACCATCTTGTCGTACTCCGCTTGCTGGTTTGAAACCAAGCGAGTGTAGTTGCGGTTGTAACGGTTCTTGTCAGAGCCTGACAAGTGCTGGTGGAACGTGGTCGTGGCTTGGATTACGCCGAGCGCACTATTCTTCCACGGCAAAACTCGTGGGTCTGTGCGCCACAAGCCATTCAACAAGTCACGCTTTGGATTCTGCTTGCCAGCAGAGCGAGTGTCTTGCGTGTTTGATGGAACGATGAGTGTCTTTCCAGACTCATCCTTCATGGTGAGTTCAACCATGTTGATTGGGAACAAGTCTTTCACCAGAGCATCAAACTGATTGTCAGTTACTGCCCATGATGACAACTTCTCCAACTCTTCCATCATGTCGCTTCCTGCGCTGTAGACAATTTCCAGAGCCTCACGCAAACTGCCGAGGTCATTCAACTGTGCTGAACGATTGTGGCGAATCTTTACCTTGTGGTCATCGTTCTCATTGAGTGCCAACTGCAACGTGTTATCGCAGACCACGGCTTGAAGGCAACGAAGATATTGAGTCTGTCGCATACCGTCATGTGACGTTGTTGCAATGAGTGTTGGGCGAAACTCAAACCCAGAACTGCTGGAGAGATTCTCTGGTACTGAGATTTGTACCCAAGCACGACTGCCCTTCTGGAGCAATCCTGCTGAGTCAATTCCGAGTTCGCTGTTGTCAAGAATCGCTTCCAAGTTCTTCAACAACACATCTTCGTATTGGTGAATCTGGTAACGGTTAGAAACAACACCAAAAACTTCTCCGTTGTTGCTGTGTGTGATTGCTTGCTTGCCTTCAATCTCTTTGAATGAACCATCAAGATTCTTTGCGTAGACAGGCTTGCTGACTGCTTGAAAACTGAAGAGTCGGCGTTTGACATCTTCGGCAGGAACGAAACCTTCGTAATGATTTGACTCATCACCTTGTTCCTCTTGCCTCCAATGCCAAGCCTTGCCACGCTTCAACGTGTTTCCAATAAGTGTCATGCGGTTGAGCCAACCGCTTGATTCTGCTGACATGATATTTCTTCTCTCTCCGCACTTCTGCGGTGTTTGGGTTTAGAACAACTATTCAATCGGATGTTTTGTCTTTTTGCAACCTTTTCTTATTTTCTTTTCCCAGTAAAGGGTTACCGCCATTCCTTACCCATGTCACGGGCGTTCTTCCAGATGCTGGAGGACTGTGGTGCTTCCATCGCTTTGACTGCGTGAAGTTGTCGCATGACCTGCTGGCGAATCATTGTGTTCATCGCTTGGGCGAGTGCCTGCGTGAACTCTGTTTCTGACAACATGGACATGACAATGTTTTTGAAATCAAAGTTCTTCATTTCATCTTGAACCATCTCTTTGAAATCCATTTCATCAATTTCATCCTGTACTACTTCGCTGAAGTCGTAACCTCGGATTTCATCTTGAATGGTTTCGCTGAAATCAAAGTTTGAAACTTCTCTGCTAATCATCATGTCCATTTCAGAGTTTGATGCTTTGCTGTCTTCCAACTCTGCCACTTGTGTTTCAAGTGCATCAATTCTGTTGCAAAGATTGTTCAACCACTCTGGTGCTTCTGGAACAATTTCTTCATCTTGTGGTGATGCAGACGATGTGTCTTTGAATTGGAATGGGTTCATGTGGTCAAGTTCCAGATGAGTTTTGTAAATCTTTTCTGGATTCACTTTGGTGTAGTACTCCAAGTACGAAGACATTACAGAAACTCGCATTCCATTTGGCAGTCTCAACATCTCCCAACCTTCAACAGCGTCACCTGCATCGGCAAGTGTGTACGCACCATCAATCCAGTTTGCTGGAAGAAGTGTGTTCGTTCCTGTTGTCGTTGCTGGAATGAGTAAGTCGCTGTCACCAGTCCAATGAATGACTCGTACGTAGAGTCGCTCATTTTCTGGAAGGTCATCTGCGATGTTCCAATCAGTTTGAATGTTCATGTTTACTTTCCTTCTTTCGTTGTCCAATGGGTTTCAATTTCATCTTTTACTGCGGTGGTAAATGTATCCCACATATAGTCCGAGTTCAAACATTCAGCAAACCGTTCCAAATCTTTTGTTGGCAATGCTGAAAAGTACTTTGCTTTCTCTGCTTCATCTGGGCTGAAGTAGAAATCTGCTTTCTCTTGCAACTCTTGTTGAATTGCAACTGGACTGAATGCGATGGAGTTTGAGTACTTCAAATCCCCGTAACCGCATCCTTCAAGCATTGGGGACAACTCTTTACCCATTTGTTCTGCGAGTTCCATTACATCCCCATCGCCACCTTGAAAGATTTCTTCTTGGTCTTGCTCCGAGAGTTCATCTGTATCAACGATGACGCAATGCTCAACGTACAGGATTGTTCCAGATTGCTGGCAAATAATAATCTTTGACATCAGCGCACCACCACATCGTACTCAGTTACATAAAAGTCTTCGTGACTGATTGACATATGTCCGTTCATCAATCCCTTCAACTCTTCAACACCACCAGTTGCATAGAAGAAGATATCTTCATCTGATTGTCCAAACACATCGCCAACTACATCTCCCTTTTCATCTGTGACTTCATCACCAAATGAAATGTAAACGTAGTGGTCTGTCTTTGCTTCATCATCCCAATATCGGATGGTTGCATTCGCACCTTCTGGTTTCACTTTCGCTCCTTTGTTTGTTGGGACTCTCATTCAATCAGTTTGGAACGGACATTACAACCTTTATCCATAGATATGCGAAAGCCCCAGATGCCACTCACTAGGAGAGCATTATCTGGGGCTCAATTCATACCGAAACCCAAATCGGTATGGCATTACCTCTGCCTAAACCCAGAGGCTCGCTTGGTTACCTGTCAGACGAAAGGAGGAAAAAAGACAGGCAACCAATTCTTTACCAAAGTGCTCTCACATACTTATGTGTGTCTTCACTTACGGCATCTTTGTGAAACGGGTCATGCATTGATGAGCGAAGTGTTTCGGCAACATCGGAACGCACGTTGGACAGAACATTGAAATAAGCCTGCCCGTATCTCCACGTAGGTTTGAACTGTGCGTAGTACTTTTCTACACGCTCTAAGAACTCTGTGTATGTAACTTTCTCTTTCATTGCACTCCCATCAAATACTCAACAGAGAATTGAACTGCATCAAACAAGTCGTGCGTTACATACAGACCTTCTTCTCCAGAACTGTTGTTTGCATCAAACACTTCAAACCACGGATTGTTCACGTACACAAATCGCTTTCGTTCTGTTACGAACTCATCAAGCGTTTCATCGTTAGTGATTCCCCATTGTTCCAAATCAGTTGCGTTGTGAATCGCTCCGTAATGGTCGTGACCTTTGGACACAATGTCAATCTTCAATTCACCTTGAACACATACTGCAAGTTGCATGGTCGGGCTTTGTGCGAACACAACTGTCTTGTTTGTACCTCCGACATACCATTCCGCACCAGCACGAGACAAGTTTGGTGGAACATTCCAGATGACTTGTGGGACATTACGAACATTCCCACCTGTGACAATGATGTTTCCTGTGCTCATTCTTCTTCTCCTTTTACTACATCAAGACAAACTAAAGCAACACTTCCATCGGTATCCATTTCTTGAATCGTTTTTCCATCCCATTCAACATTGCGATACGGATACGCAGTTGCTCGCATAAATGGTTCTCCATACACCGAGATGTTGATGTCCCATTCTCCACCACCAAGTGCTTCTGGGATGGTTACGCCTTGCCATTCGTCAAAGTCATCGTGGAACACCTTGTGTTCACGAATCGCTTTCTCTGCCAAATCCAATGCTTCTTCTGTGAGGTAGTGAACTACCTGCTCGCTGATTGTCAAGAACATACTTCCTCCAAGTATTCCAAATCAATGTTGTATAAAATGACCGTGTGACCTTCTGGGGCGTGAAACTTTACATATGCTCCGTCAAACTCATCTTCCATGTCTTCATTTACATTACAGATATATTTGAGTTTCGCAACATCCTCGTCACCATAAAACTGGTTGGTGTTGAGTGCTGGAATCAACAAATCGTCTGCAACTAAATCGGGGCGAACAATATGTGGCATTAGAAGTGAAAGTCCCACATGACAACAAATTGCTCTTCTGGCTTTGCAACAACACGAGTGCGGAAGTCTTTCAAGTTTGCGCTGTGGTACTCAATGTCAAACACTTGTGAGTGTGAGCAGTAACCTTCGGACTCAACAATTTTGAGTGCTTTCTTTGCTCGGTACACCGCCAAGTAATCGTCACCAAAATAGTCTTTGTCATCAGACGCATTCCTTCTGCCAATGCTTA